GGGGTCTATTTGAAGCGGGGGTTTGTCCAGGCTATGCGTTTTAGTTCGCGGTCCTGTTTGCGGCTGTTACACGATCGGCAGAGGCTTTGTAGGTTGTCGATGTTGTGGTTTGGTTCGTCGTTGCCGGGTGCGGTGATGTGGTCGATAGTCCAGTCGCTGCCCTCTAGGTGTTTGTTACATACGGCGCATATTGGATCGAGTATGGTCTTTGCGTATGCTCGGGCTTTGATCCAGGCGCTACTGCTGTGCCAGTTACTCATCTTTTAGGGCTAACGTTTTAATGCGCTTCCATCCGTAACCGTATTGGTAGGCGACGCCTACAAATAGGTTTCCACAAACACACAAAACTACGGTCGCTTTACGCCGTCTAGTTGCCTTGGGGAGGTGATCTTTACACGATCCGAAATCTCCGTGCCGCCTATTCACCGCGTGCCAACTTGTCGATAATGTTTTTTAGTCCTTTTGAGGGGCTTAGGCGGCGGGTTTTTAGTTCGGCTTCGATGTACTCGAGTAGGTCTAGCCGGGCTTTTAGGTAGCCGTGGGCGTATGCGTTTTCGGATACTTTGCGGATGTTTTCGGATACCTGGTCGAAGATTGGGGTGTCGCTCATAGGTTTAGTTCTTTCTTGATCCATTCCCATTCGGGCAGGTTTGTTGGTTGTAGCGGTTTGCGTTCTATGCGTGGTTGCCGTCGTATTCCTAGTTCGTCGTAGTGTTTGCGACATAGTTGCGCTTTGTAGTATTGGGCGAGGCTTTGACAAGTTTGGTTTACGCATCTTTTACGGTTTGCCATACGATTGATCGCCTCCCTGATGTTGATTTGCCGTATGCGATGGCTTCTACTTTGCCGGCTCGGTATAGTTCGTTTCGACGTGATCTGATCCCGCTAGGGGACCATCCGAGGGCGTAGAGTTCGTTTTTGCGGCAGTATGCCTGGTAGGCGTTTACTAGTTCCTCGTCGGTTTTGCCGGTTGCGAGTAGTTTTACGATGATGTCCTGGGTTTTGGTTAGGTTGTCCAGGTCTACGCGGGCTGCGGCTTCGTGTGAGGTTTCTGGGTCTGTTAGGCGGGCGTGTGGCATTAGCGCATACCCTTACCGGTTTTGATTACGAAGCCGATGGCGAGGGTCGAGAATACGCCGATTACCATTCCCCAGGCTGCTGGGTTTGCGTCTTCGAGCCACCAGATGAAATTTAGGGTGGTTCCCAGGATGATGCCGGTTAGTACGGCTAGGGCTAAACCTTTTAGGGTTTTCATTTTTGTTCTTTCTGTGTCGTGGTTGTGGTGCGTCGTGTAATGCCAGTATCGGGGCGTCGCCCGAGGTTGTCAAGTTGTGGTTTATGGCGTGTCGTAGGGGCTTATCTCGATAGTTAGTCCTGGATCGATGTTATCGGCGTAGCGTTTTGTTGCTTGCCATTCGACGATCTTCGAGTCGCCGTCGATTACGCCCGCGATCTCTAGGGCATCGCCTACGCTGCGGATTAGTTTGTCTAGGTCGGGTTTTGTTGTGGGGTTTTTGCGTTTTACGGATGCCGGGCGGGTTAGGTAAAACTCCAGGGCGACCGTAGCGCCGTTTTCGTAGCCGGGGCGGGTAGATAGTCCCTCGAATGGTGTAAACGCTTCTACGAGCCGCCTACGCCATTCAGGTAGCCCTTTACTCGATTCGACTAACACGATCTTCGACCCGCGCCTAAACGCGTTTTTGGATCCTTGTGGTCGTGGTTCCCCGGCTACGAAGATAAGCATTTAAAAAGGTACGTCTTCAGTCGATGCCGGGCTAGTTGCTACCGGTGCCTGGACCTTTGGCTCGTGGGCGATTAGCGAACAGTTGTTTAGCGACCATTCGACGATCTGGCGGGTTTCTGGTCCGGTACCGAGTACCAGGTTCGCCGGCTTCGTGTACTCGTTCACCTTTGCGCCCAGATCGCCCGAGATGGTTACGCGGTCGGTTTCCTGGATGCCATCCGGTAGGCGGTCAAACCAGGCGGTGAACAGGCGGCTACGCGAGTCGCCCTTGAATTCGTAACGCTGCCAAAACTTGATGTACGAGTACTTGCCCTGGACAACCGCGCTAACGGTTCCCGAGGTTGTAAATAGGTTGTTGTCGTGTAGTTCCATTTTCTTTTTTCCTTAACTAGTGTTTTGTTTTCTTTTAAATTAATTGTTAATTACTTTTAAGCGGACACCTATGTCCGGTCGTTCGACCTTAAATGTCCGGTCGATTGACCTTAAATGTCCGGTCGTTCGACCCTGGATGTCCTCTATTTCGAGGTGGTTTAATGATTGGTCACACGTCGCCGGGCAGTCCAAAAGGATAAAGTAACGAGCCGTACGTCGATCCGCGCGGTAGCCTCGACCATCGTGCGCCCGGTATTCGACCTCGTTTAGTTCGATTAGATCCTGGAGCGCTCGCCGTACCTGGCGGTCGGAGGTATTGGCGTATTTTGCTAGGGTTGCCTGGGATGGGTATGCGCCTAGTTCGGCGTTTTCGCCATAGTGCCAGGCGATGCCCAATAGGACTAGTTTCGCGGTGCCTTTGGCTTTTGAATGTTTAAGTACGGCTGCTATTGCTTCGATACTCATTTAGTGGCTTTCTGTGTTTTAATTGTTTCGACCCGCTAAATCGTGGTGCGGGTGCCGGATACTCGCTTCCGGCGGGCTGCCGGTTTTCTGTGCCGGCAGCCCTTTTACTTTATGCGGTTTTTAGTGATTCTGCCAATTCGGCAATCACCTTTAGCGTGTCTGCGCTTGCTCCGCCTTTTTGGGCTTCGGCATAGACCTGGCGTAATACCTCGATGTTTCCGACGGAGTGGGCGGCTTTTGCTTGCCCGGTCCAGGTGCTAGCCATTTCCTCGATGCTAGGGCGCTTACCTTTAGGACTAAAGCCTAGATCGGCGAGCGCGCGCCCGATTGCCGAGGTGGCGCAATTCTCTAGAAACGAGCCTTTGTTGATGTTGCTCGACCCGATTGTTTCCTGGGCAAAATCTACGGTTGTAGCCATCGGTTCCGCGATGTCACGCCAGACCGAGGCTTTTACTACGACCTGGATCTCGTTAATAAGCACGATTTCGGTATGGATTCGCCCGGCAGGGTATTGCTCCCAAAATCTTGTAATTCGGTCCGCGACCGGTTCGTAGTCGCTTAGGTTAAATGCCATCGTGGTTTGTCCTGTTCTGTTAGTTGAATGTAATAAATGGTTTTTCGTTGCGAGCCTGGAGCGTTACTACTTTTTCGCCGCCGTAGGTTCCTACGCGGGTGCCGTTCATAAATGCGAGCGTCATAGTTTTAGCCACCTGGAATTTCTCGGCTGCGGCTTCGGCGTAGATCTTGGCTTCGAGTAGTGCCGGGTAGATTGCTCCGAGATCGATTTCGCCGTCGGTTAGACCGGGGCTAATTTTGCGGACCGTTTCGTATGTACTTGTCGAGCCGTCATAGTCTGGAACAATTCCACCGGCTACATACCCCTGGAAGGCGCGTACGCGGGCTTCGACGTCTGCCAGGCGTTCCGCATCGTACTCGACGTTAAACTCGCATAGTCGCCCGCCTGATACGGCTACGACCACGCCGGAGCGTAGTCCGAGGATGTGGAGGTACCAAAGTACTTGAAGTTCGTACATTTCCGGGAGCGTATCCCAGTAACTCGATGTGTGTTTGATTTCCAGGATCGCCAGGTCGCCGTTATGGTATCGGATGATTCCGTCGGGGTTGGCTTTCCAAGTAGGGTTTGCGATCGATTGCCAGGTGCCGGTTTCGGTTACGGTCAATAGTTCGGCGTTACGTCTAGCCCATAGTTCGCGGATCGGTCCCTCGAATACGGTCCCTAGTTCCATTTGGATCGTAGGCTCGATGCGGTCGTCGATTAGACCGGTTTTTTCTGCCCATAGCGTGTATGCCGATTTCCAGGGCGAGCGGTCCATAATTGCGCCGATGTCGCTGCCGCCGATACCGCGGCGGGCTTCGTGCCAGGCTTCGCTTTGGTTCTCGAATACGCCTAGAAGCCGGGCTTTACCAATGGCTTCGATTTCTGTGTTTGCGTGGTTAGTCATAGGGACAGACTAATACACGCTTCCGACATTAATCTTTTTTGTTTTTGGATGCCACGCTATTAATTGCGTCACTAATTGCTGCGTCGAAGTCTTTTTCTGGGACCTCGCCTTTACCGGCGTAGTTGAACGCTAGCGCCATAATCAGACCGAGGATCGACCCGGTAGCGCCGAATAGGGCGGATTCCAGGGCGGAGTAGCCGTATACGTTTCCGGCACCGAGAAAAGCAATACCGGCACCGAGGGCGAACGCGGTTACGCGCTTAAATCGTTTCGGGATGCGTCGCCATAGTTTCACTTTTTAGCCGCCGGTTTCTTCGCCGCGGGCTTTGGGGCGGGTTTTTCCATCGGTCCGATTAGCGCGAACAGATCCTTAAGGATTGCGTAACTAGCGGCGTGTGGGACCGGTGCCGGGGCGCAAGATGCGTGGAGGTGATTTGCGCCAGATGCGGATAGGGCGGTGCCGGTACATCCGATAAGCCCGATGGTTGTTTCGCCGCCGATTACTTTTTCTCCGCGTTTCCGGGCGCTTTGTGCCTGGAGGTGGTTGTATTCGATAAAGTTGGCGTCTGCGTCATTCTTGACGATTAGCGACCATCCGAGGGCTTCGTCGTACCAATTCTTTGTAACGGTTCCCGATGCGATGGCGTGGACCGGTTTGCCGGCGGATCCGGTTGTAAATCCCCAGTCGCTACCGCGGTGCGGGTGTTTGCGGTATGGCGCGGTATTACCTAATTCGTCGCGGCGTTCCGCTCCAGGTCCCTTAATAGGCTCGAAGTAGTTAGACATTAGTTACCTTTCCATTAATAGATTCGCTACTGCTACGATCACGCCGCCCAGGATGCTCGAAATACCGGTCATTTGATAGATGCGCTTTTGGAGGTCGCGTACGTCTTTTTCGAGTTGGCGATACCCGCGCATTTCAGTTTTGACCTCGGTTAGGTCTTTAACGATGGTTATTAGTAGTTCGCGGTCCGTAGTTTCTGCCATTACGCCACCTCGACCCAGGCTAGCCCGGTTTCATCCCAGGCGTATAGTTTGCCGTCGGTCGGCGTCGCTACTGGCGGCTTCCAGGTGAACGAGCGTCGATCTAGTTTCCAGGATGGATACGGCTGCGGAGCATAAAAAGCATCGCCGGCTTCGTCGTAGATGTAGCCAGGTGCGGCAAAATTCTTTCGGATGTTGCCGTTATACGACGTTTTAAGCCATCGACCTCCGAGGTTATCCTCGAGCCATTTAAGTCCCTCGTCGCCGTTAGGGTCGTTGTTGTCGCCTACGGTTACACGTATTACGACGTTGTTTTCGTCTAGTTCTGCCCAATGTGCCATTAATCGACCTGCGCTTTTGTGTAACGTACGATTACGAGTCCTGATCCGCCCGCGACGGTTCCGGAACCGTAGAAATTATTTCCACCGCCACCGCCACCGGTGTTAGTTGCTCCAGAGGTCGAGCCAGGCGACCCGGTATTAGTGTTTCCACCATTACCGCCGCCAGATGATCCAGAAGTTCCGCCGACGTTGCTCGAGCCACCGCCGCCGCCGGCGTACCCGCCGCTAACGCCGGTGCCTGTTACGGATGCCCAAGTCGAATAGGAGGTATTACCTGCGCCACCATTTCCGCCGGTCGTGCTGCTAGTGCTGCCACCTGCGCCGCCGGCTCCGCCGCCACCGCCCGAAGCGTTAGCGCCCGCCGATTGCCCTCCACCTGCGTTACCTTGTCCGGATGTTCCTGCGCCACCTGTCGATACTCCTAATGCGCCACCGCCACCGCCCGAGCCACCGGATGCGCCGTTAATCGAGGTTCCGGCAGTATTTCCACCTTTACCGCCTCCGACGGCGTCGGTTTGCCCGGTAAATGTTGTATTCGATCCATTTGTAGATGCGGCTCCACCGGCACCGATAACCACGGTATACGAACTAGGCGATAGATTAACTCCAGTCGCTACGCGAAATCCTCCGGCACCACCGCCACCGCCACCGGCACCGGATCCCGATACTTGCCCGCCACCGCCACCGCCGGCGATCATTAGTACATCTGCTACGATTGGCGCTCCGCTTAGGATTAGGCTGCCGTTTCCGGTAAATGTACGGTAATAATAGGTCGCGTCGGAGGTTAGAGTACCTCCGGTTAATGATGGCTTAGATACCGCCGACAAAAAGCCGCGCTTCGCTGCGCGAGCATAAGTTCTAACGATTGGCATTTACTCGACCTATGCGTACTTAGTGACGTTAGCCAATACTGTGAACGCTGCCGAGCCGGTCTTAATGATCGTTAGCGTATACGAGTCGATCGCCGAAGCGTTGCCGCTCGATGGTGCGGTACCGCCGGACCACTTAGGCGTAATCGCGGAGCCGTCGATCTGGTACGCCGTCGGATAGTAGGCGGTTGATCCGTTAGTGATTGCCAGGACCAGGGTTAGCGCTTGTCCGGTAGACATTAGCGTATTAAGGGTCTGGCTCGAGGTCGAGCGGATGTTTACGGTTCCGTTAGCGGTTGCGTTAGCGGTGATGTATTGGATGGTCCCGTTAGTGGTTATGTCGTAGGTGTATCCGGCGAATCCGGTCCCGGTCGTGTATACGCCCTCGCGTGCGGCTCCGGTTAGTACCGGGTTAGCCAGGGTAGGGCTATTTACCGTCGCGGTATCGATTGTCGGCGACGTGAGGGTTTTGTTAGTTAGTGTCTGGGTGCCGGTTAGGCTAACCAGGGTCGAGGTGTCTACCAGATCGGTCCAGGCGCTGCCGCTGTAATACTGGGTCTTATTAGTGTCCGCCAGGTACGTAAACATACCCTCGGTTTCGATGCCGGTAAGTGCCGCGTCGCGTGCGGTCGAGTCTGCGAAGACCATTACGGTTTGTCGCATAAGGTAGGTGTCGATTTCGGTAGCGTTTAGCGGGTAGCCGTTCGCAAAATCCTTAAAAGCCATTAGTTAAAATTCCTTCCATAGGTCTATCGTAGTGTTCCATCCGACGGCGTCGAGGGAGTGACTTACCCGCGTAATTGTGTAGTTTTCGTCGATGTATAGCGGGGCTTTTGTGTACTTTACGCCGACGAGTTCGCCAGGCTTAAAAAATGCCGGTTGTGTTAGGGTTCCGAGGTCATTAATCGCCGGGAGTTTTATTTGATTAACCAGGCGGGTAGGCGATTGGGCAAATACCTCGTCTGCCCATTTAACGAGTTGTCCGTCTGGAGTTGTGTTAATCGCTACATCCTTGGCGATGATGCCGTACAGGTCTATCGAGTCCTGGTCTACCTTTACTACGTATTCGGCGGCATCGTTGGAGTTCTCGACGCGTAGCGAATTAAATACGACATCGCCATCGGACTTAACCGTAATGTCGTTAAAACATAGGTGGTATGGAGTGCCGTGGTCGTTACCGATAATCCAGGTGCCTGGCGGGGCGACGATGGTATTAGCCGGGCGTGGAATTACGACGACCTGCTCGGTTGCCGGATCGACCCAAAGTACGCCTAGTCCGGTTATTAGGGCTTCGTTAATGAATTCGTTAATAATTACGTCGGTTTTGTGGACCGTAGGCATTTTGTGATTAAGCGCTACGGAGTCCGGCGACATCGTGTAACCGGCTTCAGTAACCGCGAGCGCGATGGCTTCGAGTGGGGTTACGTGGTTACCGTCGTGGTATCCGGTCGTGTCGTAATCGGCTACGCGCGTGGATACGATGCGGCTATGAGCATCGAGGGCAGTTATCTTGATGCTGTTCCATCCGTCGCCATCCACGCCGTACGATACGTCTACGGTCTTGATGTAACCGTTAAAAAGGTATTCATCGACTACGCCATCGGTAGCGCGTACGCGGATCCTAGTGCCTGGGCGGATTGATTTATTTACGCTCGGATCGTAGTCGTACGATTTCATCGTGATCGATGCGCTGCCGGCTTCAGGTTGAAAGTATAGGCTGTCTTGGATGCTGCCACCGATAGAGGTAGTTACGCTACTTGTGATTGCTTCGACCGGCTGCCAACTGTACGCCAGGGCGGGGTTACCATCGGTTAGGACATTGGTGCCGCCTAGTAGTGATTCGCCGAGAATAAACCAGTTACCGCTTAGTACGTCGTCTGATCCGAGTAGCGAGATGCCCAGGATAAACACGTTACTAACTAGGTCTGGTAGGTATAGTTCGACCTTGATGTTTTGGGCTAGGTCGAAGTTTACTATCTCACTCATACGAGGACCGACGCTATCGAGGTGCCGTTAGATCGGGCGTATCGGTTTAGTGTGTCGATGATGGTCTGGGCGGTTACTGCCTGGTTGATGTATACGTTTACGGTGTTGCCCTTGCCGCTTAGGTCGCCCAGGCGATCCAGGGGAATTACGGCTTCGGCTTTTCCGGCTTCGGCTACGTTTACCAGGCGACCGCCAGGGGTTGCCGGGATGATTCCACCATCGGCAAGGTTTGGGATGTTTAGCGCCGGGATGCGCCCGATAGCGAATTTAATTGGTCCATACTTACCGAGTAGGTTTAGTCCGTCGATGATGCCGTTTACGCCGCTAATGACGCCGTTTACGAAGCCTTCGAAAAGATTAATCCATCCGTTAATTAGAGTCTTAAAGAAATTGCCGATGTTGCCGAAAACGGTTTGGATGGCTTTGCCTACGCTAGGGAACGCGTCTACGACGTTTTTAATGTGTTTTACCCAGAGGACCAGGACATCGACGACGATCTTAAGGATCGGGATAAGTACGGCGACCAGGATGTCGATGATCGGAGTAATCACCGGGATAAGCGCCATAAGTAGATCTACTAGGGGCGGCAGTAGTTCGGTGATAATCGGCAGTAAGGCTTCGATTAGTTTCAATAGCACCGGGATAAGTGGCAGTAGCGAATTAACTACCTTTACGATTACCGGGGCTAGCGCGGTGAAGATCGGGGCTAGCGCGGCAACAACTTTAGCCAGGGTAGGGGCGAGGCTCGTTACCAGCGGACTGAGGGTATCGATCAGGGTGTTAAGTGCCGGCAAAAGTGCGGCTCCGATTACCTCTTTAGCCTCGTCTACCGAAACCTTAAATTTGTCGAATGGATTGGCGGAGATTTCTGCCATTCCCTTGACCGAGGCGGCATAGTCGTCGATGTCGCCCTTAGAGGCTTTTAGTTGTGGGGCTAGTTTGTATAGGGCGGTTTCGTTACCATTGTGCGCTTTAATAAGTGCCTGGAGTACGGTGTCTAGTGGTTTGCCAGATGCGGCTGCGCCATCCATAGCGATGGCGAGTACTTTCTGTCCCTCGGCGAGCGAGCCGGTACCTCTAACGGCGTTCTGGAGAGCCGGGCGTAGGTTATCGTCGGCGATACCTGACATAAGCGACATTTTGGAGATGAAGCGCTCCGCGGCTGCGACCTGTTCATCGGTTGCGCCGGTAGTTAGTTTTAGTTGCTCCGCGAGTAGTCGCTGCGCGATCTCGTCTTCCTGGGCGGCTTGTGCGGCATCCTTAAGCCCGCGTACCAAACCGGCGGCAAGTAGCGCGGCTCCCATAGCGGCGAACGCTTTACCGATGTTTGCGCCGATAGAGGTAGTTTTACCATCGAGGTCGTCTAGGTGACCCTTAGCCGCGGCGACACCAGATTTTAGCCCGGCATCGTTAGCGACGAATTTAAAATTTAGGGTAGCCATTGATCGCTGTTAGGTTTACCGGTTAGCGCTCGAATAAATGCCTGGTACTCGTACAGGGTTAGAGCCTTGTACTCGCTAGGCGACATACGTGCCGCCAGGCAGATTTGCGCCATCCGGTTAGCCTGGTCCTCTCTTATTCTTTTGGGTTATTTGCGCCTGCAAATAGTTCTGCGCCTTCGCTTAGTGACAACTTGCCGGCGTCTTCGATCCTGTAGTCCGGGTTAGTGCGGCGACCAATTACGAAGATAAGCGCCTTAAGTGCGCGACCGCGCGGCGCTCCATCGTCGAGTAGTGCCTCGATGTTTGTCTGGCAAAGGTTCTCTACGAGTTCGACCTCATCGAGGGTTAGGGAATTAAAATCGATGTCCATTTAGTTACTCGCTTCCAAAATTAAATCGGTCCAGGACCTTTTGTACGCTTTCATTGTATCGCCATATAATCTCGTCGTAGTTTTGGCGCAACGCTTTAGACAAAAACGGATTAGGTCGAATGTTCTTTTTAATGAAATTGTTTCGATCGTAAAACCAACCGTAATGAATTGGTCCGGCGTACGGCACTTTCGACTTACCTAGCGATACCTGGGCATACTGGACCGTCTTCGATGCGCGTATAGTACCCGCCAGGTTGCCGGTACGGACCGGGATAAGCGGGCGGGCAGCCGACATAAGGATTTCGGCGGCTTGTAGGTTGATGTCTACAAATGCTTGCTTCTCAACGCCGAGGGCTTGAAGATCCTTAATAGTTTCTCGCAAGCCCTCGACCTTGATCGATTCGCCACTCACGGCGACCCGATTACGAAGTCTTCTTGGTAAGACCGAAGAAGATTGGCGGGGTGGCTGCCGGGGTGTGAACGTTCGCCTTAACGCTTAGTTCGACACTAAACTTTACGACCTCGCCGGCGGTCATCGAGAGCGGTGGCAACTGATCGAATACGATCGTACCCTCGTAGATTGGCGCGCTCGCGGTTGCGGTTACGTTGCCGAGAGGTGCGACCGAGAAGGTTGCCTCGGTGCCGTAGTTTGCGAAAAGTACCTGGTACAGGCTAGTCGCGTCGCCCGAAACAACTCCAGAGAGTTTTACGGTCCATCGCTGCCCGGTCTGTACCTCGCAAAAGGTACGAACATCGCCAGGGTTGTCCGAAAGTGATAGTTCGACGCTGTCGGCGTCGCACTCGTAGTTATCGCCGTCGATCTCAAACTTAATGTTCGATGCGGTGATGCGGGTTGATGCTGCCATCGGTTTGATCTCCTTTAGATCGTGATGTGGATTGAGATTGAAACGTCGCTAGCCAGGTACTCGGCGTTTCCGGTTGTTAGCGCGTACGGCTGTCCAACCTGGTTTAAAACCGCGTACCTCGGTAGAGCGTTCAAAATCTTTTCGATTAGGTCGTCTAGCCTCTCCGATACCTTTGGGTTCGTGGCGGTTGCCGCGATCGCAATTAGGTCGAAGTTCAAAAGGTATTCGGTGCCGAGTGAAGCCGGGGTTAAGTACGGTGACGCATTTCTAAGGATGATTGTCGGCGGGGTGATGCGGTCCGGGATGCTCGAGGTAATCGAAACATTTAGCCCGGCTGTTTTCATCGCCGCGACGAATTCATTTTTAGAGATGGTTATTTCGTTCATAGCCCGAAGCCTACGTACGGCAGTAGAAGCGGGTAACAGGCGTTTAGCGGATCTTTGGCTACGCGGACCGGTGCGCCATCCATCGCGGCGAATTGTGCGACGCCGTTAGGGGCGCTACGACGGTGGAACAGTTCCGACGACGCGATTAGCGTCGCCTGATCCTTTACTGACGCCGGTACGGTCGTAACCGAGCCGATGTAGTTAGTAATCAAGGCAAGACCGGCAGTAAGACACTCTTGGGGGAATGTGTCCTCGTCGGTCCCAACATAAGCCTGGAACTGTTCCAACGTGATAGCCATTTTTTGACCTGCTAGGCGGTTACGTCGAGTTTGACGATAGCGCCCTCGAATGGAACGGTAATAGCGGCGTAGCCGTATACCGAGATCGAGTCGGTGAGGGTCGTGATGTCGCCATCGGTTAGGCGTACAGGCGAGCCGGCAGACTCGAGGGTCTGTACTGCGGCACTATTAGCCAGGTAAACGGTACCGGTTGCGAGAGCCGGGTCCACGATTACAGGCAAGCCGAGAAGCGAGCCGCGAAGACCTGGGATGTTTGCGCTGCCGATGTTGTTTACGCCGTTGCCGTCTACATTTACGACCGGGCGACCGTCGTTTCCGGCGGTGGTCATAATCTTTACGTAGGCGTCTGGAGCCGCGAGGATAAACTCCGGGCTAAGACCTGTGTGCGCCTGAATGTAGGCGGCACCATTAGCGACGCCCTCGATAAGCGAAGCAGCGGTACCTGCGTCGGCATCCATAACCTTTCCGGTCCAGGTTAGCGAAGCCAACTTAGCGACAACTGCCGCATTGGTTGCCGAAGCGTACGCGACCGAGAGGGCGGTAAATGCTGCGTTCAGGAACGGTACGCTCGAGCGCTCGATAGTCTGACGGCTAAACGAGGTGTAACCGCCGTAGGTCTTTACGGCTGCCGATACGGTGTCGATAGCGAGGTTACCGAACGAGAGCGCCTCGTTCTCTGGGTCCTGCTCGCCGACGGCGATGGTGTTGCTCGAAATTGCCGCGTACTCGACGGTTAGACCGGAAGCCGGGAGGGCTGCGCGGCTAAATGCCGAAACGGTAGGGCGGTTGTTTGCGATCAGGGTGTCCACGTAGCCGAGCCATCCAGGCAGGGCGACGGTGTCCGCCGAAGTGGTGGCGGTGCGTGCCAGGATCTTGGCGTCGTCTTCGCCGGCTACGAGAGCCTTAGCAAACTCGCCCTGGCTGCGGTACTTTTCTACGGCTACCGTAGGGGTTGCGACGGTCAAACCTGCCTCGACCACGCGGCGCAATTCTGCGACCTCGTCTAGGGCGGTTCGTACGTCTAGTTCGATGTTATCCGACATAGGTGTACTTTCTTTCTCTAGTGGTTCTGGAGTAGCCTCGGCGGTTGCTTCGGTTTCCTCTCGGACCTCGTTAATTGATGCGCCCGAATAGGCAGGGAACGGCACGACTGAAATCTCCCGGAGGTCGATTAGGTCGCGCGTAATCGTTTGACCGTCGCGGCGGGATTCCACCGGGACAAAGCCAACCGAAAATTTATTTAGTACGCCGTCGCGCATTAGTGCGAGGGTTTCATCGGCGCGCTGTACGCCGGTAGTTAGTTTCGCGGTGATCTCGTATCCCGCGTCGGTTTCGCGCCCGCTAATGACCTTGCCGATTGGTAGATCTGCGTGATCGTGACCGTAAAAAATCTTTACGTCGTCGATGCTGCGAATCGAGCCAGGAGCGAAGCGTTCGACGTAGTCGCCACCGATGTTAGCGGTTTCGCCATACGGTACGGCGATGCCGGTAATGGTGCGTTCCTCGATGTTGGCGCGAGCCTCGAATTCGCGGGTTTCCAGGTTAGGCATTTAGTCCCTCTTTCGTTCGGATTTCTTCGACGGTTAGCCATCCTCCGGCGACTCCGGTGGCGTAGTAGGCGTAACGCTGCGAGATGTCTGCGCGGAATAGCGACTCGAAGTCGAATTCGACGCGGGTGCCGCGTGGTAGGCAGTTGCTTAGGGCGTCTGCGATTGGGTCTACGTAGCCGATTAGGGTGTGACGGTAGAAGATTTGGTTTTCGTCGCTCAGGTTGCTGTATGTGTCGCTCGTGCCGTCGATGCCGGTTAGCAATAGTCGCGCCGGGATGCCCATAAGTCGCGCGATGTTTTGAACGTTTTGGTTTTGGATGTCCGTAAATAGGGCGTCGCGTGGCGATAGTGCGATCTGGTCGTACTCGAAGCCGTTACCGAGTACGGCTACCTGGCGGTTCTGCTGCTTGTTGTGCCAATTAGCGGTTACGGCGTCTGCTTGTTCTAGGGTAAGTTGCTGCGGGGTCTTTAGGACTCCGGTAGGTACGCCGGCGGATCCAAACCAGTTAGTCGCATAATCGCGGAGATCGAGGGCGGCACCGATGTCTTTGTAACAGGCGGCTAGCGGACCGATTCCGCGTAGTTCGCCGGCTTTGGAAAAAAGTTTGATTTGTTCTACCTGGGCGGTGATGTCTTTGCCCTGGTAGTTGTAGATCTTTGCGGTCCCGGCTTCGTTCCATTGGACTGAAACGGCTGCCGGCGGCAATACGGTTAGGTTGTTTACTTTGCCGGTCGAGTCGTAGGACTTGTACCAAAATGCTTCGCCCGAGGTTGCCATCGATACGACGGTTTCGTAAATGAAGTCGCGGCGGCTTTCCTGGATGTTAGGGCGGTTTACGAGTAGAGGGTTCTCGATCTTTAGGTCGCCGACACCGGTCGCGTAGCGATAGGTGTTTATGTTCATTTTGCTAATTGGGGTAGCGATGATTTGGATGGCACGGTAAATCGAAGTTAGGGATAGCGCGGTTTCGGGCGTGACGATGTTAGTCGCGCGCGACGGAATAGTCGGCTGCGCGGCGCGGGTTTCGGTCTTGCCGGTTAGGCGCTGCCAGATAGAAGCCATAACTAAACCCTAGCACCTACACGATGCGGGCTTGAAAATTAGAAAACTTGTATCCCGGCGTGTTGCGCCCGGCTAGAAACGTATAGGGCGATAACCGTAGCCATTAAGGCATCGATCTCGCCGCGCGATTCTTTGCGGGAGATTAGCCAGGTTTCGCCGGTGTACTTGGCTACGCCGTTACCCATTTGGGCTACGAGTAGCGGGTCGTCGTTATGTCTAACTTGTCCCTGGGCGAACATCGCGTAAACCGACGAACAGGCGTTAGCCATTTCTTTTGCCCATAGATTCCAGACCGGGATGCCGGCGGCTTTAAGGCGCTTGACCAGGTTCGATGTTAGGTAATCATCGACTACGATCGCGCGCGGCATAAACCTGGCGTATAGGCGTTGGAGTTCGTCGAAGATTTGGTTTTCCGTAGGGTTGATAAATGACCGGACTAGTTCGGTTTCTTGTAGTTCGCCGTTCGTATTGGCGACCGCGATTACAGCCGATTCCCAATTAGTCGAGATGTCTACGCTAAATACGGCTCCGGTTAGATCTGTGACGCCGCGACCTACGGCGGCGCGGAATAGTTGGTTAGGTAGCCAGGATGCCGAAGATCCGGTAATGAATTGATTTAGCGTGTAGCGGCGTACCTCGTGTTCGGGTTGTGTAGCGATGTCGGATAGGACTCGGTCGAGCGGTACACGACCACAGGCTACCGCCGGGTTAGCGGCTTTTATGGCTTCGAGGTCGTCGAGTTTTGCGTTTACCGGGGCTTCCCAAATAAATGCGCCGAAGCGTTCGAGTCCGGGATCTCCGGCGATGGCTTTTTCGGCAGATTTGTAGAGGTCGATTAGGGTCTTCGAGTCTTGGTCGCCAGCGGTCGTAATCATTAGGACCATAGCGTTATCGAGGGCGCTAGTTCCCTTAACCGCTGCGGTCCAAATACCGGCTTTAGCGAGGTGTCCTTCGTCGAGTACCACGCGCTTAAGTGGTTTACCCTGGAGCGCCGCCTCTTTAGCCGGGCTAACTTTATACGTGCCGGTTCCGTCGGCTTTGGCTATGCCGCGGGTTTCCGTAGTGCGCTTAAACCGTTTCGATAGCCAGGCGTTAGAGTCGATTACGTGCTTAACGCGGTTGTAGATAATTGTCGCCTGGTCTAGCGAGGATGCGATCGAGAGTACGTCGCCGCGATGGAAGATTAGACCGTCGAGATTAAACCCGCCGCCTACGACGCTTTTACCATTTTGGCGACCCATAGATACGAGTACCTGGCGGTATCGGAGTTCGCCCGGGTATCGCGGATGATCCGCCGGATAGCGCTCGAGTACGTGCCGGAATAGCCACCTTTGCCACTCATCTAGTTCGATAGGGGCATCGACCTCCGGGGTAACCCAGGATAAAGCCATTAGGTCGATAAGCCGGTCCCCATCCGTATCGAAATTTTCGGACAGGGGCGGCGTATAGCGGGCAGGTAATTGGAGCATCTAGCGGGTCATTAGTTCGGCGAGCGGGTCGTACTCAACGATCCCGGCGTTTAGTGATCGTTGAAGCTCGAGGACCGTTTTACGGAGTTCGGCGGCGGTCGAGGTATTGGCGTTTTCGTCGAAGGATTCCGCCAGGCGGATGGCTAACCCGGCGAGTACCTTTTGTTCCAGGTTCAAACTAAGCGTTTCTAGCCAGGCTCGAATTGCGTCTGTAATCATCTTGCTACCTATCTCGGATAATCTGATC